AGATTAAAAAATAAATTGGAAGTAATAAAATGATATACATTGAAAAGATTATAACCGGGTTTTTGCTGGGTTGGTTCGCAGTTAATTTTGAGCCCTTTAAGTGGATATTAAAGCCATTAAAACATTATGGAATATATTTATATTTATATAAACTGGTTAGTTGTCCGAAGTGTTCTACTTTTTGGCTGACTTTGGCTTATACTCAAAACATAATCATTGCAATCGCAGCAAGTTTTATTGCTGATGTATATGATAGAAATTTTAATATAATTAGAATATGAAAGATATATTGAAATATAAGGACTTGATTAAAATGGTTGATGCTCGTGGAGGAATTCCACCAGCTTTGGAACCACTTATATTAAAAGCATATATTGATATATTTGGAAAAGATGAAAATGTTGAAGGCTACATACAATGCAAATGCACGAGCTATTTTAAATTGATGTATTCAGAGCTTAAAAAAAAATTAAACAATTATGAAAGAGGATTATAACAAGATTAATAATTTAAAATACAGAGATCGTATAACATCAACTGATATAAATTTCACAAGGTCAATGCACGGAAAATATTGCGGACATCTAAAAAAGAATATTTGCTGGGAATGTCCGAGCTCAATACGAGAAGCAATCTTTGATTTGATAAACTATATAGAAAAAAATCCATTACAAGATGAAAATAAAATTGATACAATCAACGAACCTACAGGGACTGGAGAGGGAAGTCCAAAAGTTTCTAAAGGAAGCAAAAGTGGAAAATCTTCAACTGGTAGTAAATAATAATTTATATGTAATGTTGATTACATACTATGAATTAATATAAAATAAAAAAGAAATATGAATATTGAAAAAGTTTTAATTAAGGATTTGAAAATGAATCCGAATAATCCGAGAATTATTAAAGACGATAAATTTAAAAAACTTGTCAAATCAATTAAAGAATTTCCAGAAATGTTGGAAGTAAGACCAATCGTTGTTGATGACAATATGATTATACTTGGTGGCAATATGAGAACAAAAGCTTGTATGGAAGCTGGATTAAAAGAAGTTTATATTATAAAATTCAGTAATCTATCTGATGAAAAAAAGAAGGAATTTATCATAAAAGACAATGTTGGTTATGGCGAGTGGGACTTTGATATGTTAGTAGAAGATTGGATCGTAGATGATTTGATTGAGTGGGGTTTGGATATTCCTGAATCAATTGATGAAGATGAAAATAACGCACACGAAGATGATTATGAAGGACCTGTTGAAATAAAAACAGATATTGTATTGGGCGATTTGTTTGAGATAGGTAATCACAGGTTACTTTGTGGAAGTAGCACGGATGTTGATAGCATCAATCGTTTAATGAATAATGTTAATCCAGATTTAATACATACTGATCCACCATATGGGATGAATGCTGTAAGTAAAAGTGGTGTATTGAAAAAAAGATATGGCAGTGATATATTAGGAGATGATAATTCAGATGTTGCGGTAGATAGCTTTAATTTAATATATTCACTATATCCAAACTCTATTCACATTTGGTGGGGCGCTAACTATTACTCTTCTATATTGCCTAATAGCGAGTGTTGGTTAGTATGGGATAAGAATAATGGAGGTAGTGATCAGACCGATTGTGAGCTTGCCTGGACGAACATTAGAAGTGTTGTAAGACAATTTACATTAGCATCAGAAAAAATCAATAGAGTTCATCCAACACAGAAGCCAGTTAAATTGGTAGAGTGGTGTATTGAAAAGACAAAAAGTGATATAAAAAATATAGCAGATTTTTTCGGTGGTAGTGGTGTGACAATGATTACAGGTCATCAAAAGAAAATATCAACATTTATAATGGAACTTGATCCAAAGTATTGTCAGGTAATCATTGATAGAATGCTAAAACTTGATCCATCTATTATTATTAAACTCAATGGTGAATTGTATAAAAATAAAAAAATGATATGAAACAAAACCCAGTATTACATAAGAAAAAACTATTAGAGGCTCTTGAAAAGAGTTTAGGTATAGTGACGCCTGCTTGTAAAGAAGTTGGTATAAGTAGAAATCAGTTTTATATTTATTATAATACGGATCCTGATTTTAAAAAGTCAGTTGATGACATAAATGAAGTTACTTTAGATTTTGCTGAAAATCAATTACTCAAAAAGATTAAAGAAGGCTCGGAGCGTTCAATACTTTTTTATATGAAATACAGAGGTAGAAAAAGAGGTTATAGCGAGAGTATGGATATAACTTCCGATGGAAAATCAATAACTGAAATAAAACTTATACATATAAAAAATAAGGACAATATAGATGGCGAGGAGTTTAGAGATTAAACACACATCAGTATTTGAAAAAAATTGGAACTCGTATAACGATGATGACATAAGATATATTGTCAATCAAGGTGGCTCCCGTTCAAGTAAAAGTATATCAATACTTCAATGCTTGATAGTTATTGGAATGCAACAAAAATTGGATATATCAATAGTTAGAAAAACATTACCATCAGTCAAGTCCATTATGAAGGACTTTTTTGATTTGTTGATTGAATATGATTTATACGATAAACAAAGTCATAACAAATCAAGCTCGTGTTATACTTTTAGTAATGGAACATTTTTTGAATTCTTTGGAGCTGACAACGATCAAAAACTTAGAGGTAAAAAAAGAGATGTTTTATTCTGTAATGAAGCGAACGAATTGGACCAACCTGAGTTCGTTCAATTAGTTTTAAGAACCAGTGGTAAAATTTTTATAGATTTTAATCCATCCGACACGGACCATTTTATATACGATATTATGAAAGACGAAAAGTCAATTTTAATAAAATCAACATATAAAGATAATCCGTTTTTGGAAAAGCAGCAGGTAGAATATATTGAAAATTTAATCAATGTTGATGAGAATTATTATAAGATATATGCGTTAGGTGAAAGACCAACTTCAACCACCAGAATATATTCACACTTTAAACAATATACGGATGAAATTTATAATTATGATGATATAGTGTATTCTTGTGATGTTGGTTATAATCACGCGATGGTTCTCTTAGAGAGTAAGTTTGTAGGTAATAAAGTTTATTCAAAAGAATTAATTTATAGTAGTAAATTGACTATAAGTGATTTTATGAATAATGTTAGAATTTTAGACCTTGATAAAAGTAAAAATTTATACATTGATGCAGCCCGACCAGATGTGGTTGAAGAATTTAGACGAGAAGGTTTTAGCAGAGCATCAGGAGCTCTTAAAAATGTTAAGGAAGGAATTGATTCAGTAAAATCAAGCGAAGTGTTTATACATATTGATTCAGTCAATTTGATGAAAGAATACAGATTATATTGTTGGAAAACTATTAAGGAACAAATAATTGATGAGCCGGTCAAATTAAATGACGATGCTCTTGATGCTTTGAGATATGCTATATATAATTATAAGGTCAATAAACCTAAAGATAGATTACCATTTTATATTGGATAAAAATTGACTAAAACACGCTTTTAGAATATAATATATAATATGAAAAACAAAAAATAAAAAAAATATATTTAGAGTATGATAAAGATAGAAATTGATGAAGCAATATTTAACTTACCATCGGATTGGTCGGATGTTAGTTTAAATGGTTTAATGAAATTAAACTTATTACAAAAACAAAGTTTTAAATCAAACATAGACCAAACAACCTCATTATTGGTTGCAATGACTGATATGACTGAAGATGTTATACTATCATTACCAATGGATGATTTTAAACAATTAGCAATATTATTAGAGTGGGCATCTAAAATGCCATCGGATGAAAATCCACAATCGGTTATAATAATTGACGAAATTGAATATTCACCTATTGATATACAAACGATGTCAGCTGGTGAATTTATATCATTGGAAGTATTCCAAAACGCAGAAAATCCAGAGGAAAATTTCCATTATGTAGCAGCAGTTTTAATCAGACCATTAATTGATGGTAAGATAGAAAAATTAAAAGATATGGTAGATATTGAAAAGAGAGCAAACCTGTTTAAAGAAAAACTAATGGTTGGAATATACTGGCCGATAGTACAATCTTTTTTCGCTGGCGCCGGTTCATCTTCTTTGACAAATACTCAGGGCTCTTTGGACCGAGTAAAAAGTCCAAGCAAGTTAAGGATAATAAATTCTTAAAGAAAGCACAAAAAGAAGAATCGGCATCACTGAACGACGACTGGGTATGGCACTCAATGATATATAGAATATGTAAGGAACTTAATTATAATCCAGATCAAGTGTATGAACTTTTGATTATAGATTGCCTGAATTGGTTAAGTTTTTTTAAGGAGAGAGATGATTACGAACAAAAGATTAGGGATGCTCAAAATGGTATTTCAAGATATTAAAAAATAAAATTAGATATGATTCCAGCAAGTAATAATATGAAGAACACAGAGTGGGCAGTTGCGATATTCAAGGACTTTGCAATCCGTTCTTTTGATCTTCAAGGT